ATGAAATCTATGTTGTCAACGCAGGTGAATCTCACCTTTGGGAACAACAAGGATCACCATTCACACTTCGTTACGATGCAACAGGTGCAGGCAACTTGACAATCAAGACTGTCGTGTACGGATACGCTGCTTACACAGCAGAGCGTTATCCACTAGCAGCCTCAATCATTTCAGGAACAGGATTGTCGGCACCTAGCTTCTAAAGATAGAAGAATCAACCTTCTAATCTGAAGGTTCTTTAATAGTGTGAAGAGTGGGTAGGCTCCCCCCGACTTACCCACTCTTCACCTCTAAGATTCGGGGGAATCACATGAAAACAGGTCACACAGTAACAATCGGGTCTTGCGATCCAGGAATGGTCAATGGCGCTTTCGCTTTCAGACTTATTCAACTTTCAGGAGCGAGAAATTCAAAACTCGGCCCATTCGTGCGAGTCAAAGGTTCAGGGTTATTGTCAAAACAACGCAATCGTGTTGTGAAACAATTTTTAGAAATGACCGATTCAGATTGGTTGTTGATGCTCGATAGTGATGAGCAACTGTCAGTTGAAGCATTTGATGCTTTATGCAACACCGCCCACGACAAAGAACGCCCTGTTGTTGCAGGTTTAGTCTTTGCAGGTTTCGGTGTTCCTGGCAAAACTTATCCAAAACCCGTTCCTGCAATCTTTCAAGATTCGCCACAAGGATTCTTGCCCTTGTATAAATATGACAAGAACTCAGTTTTTGAAATAGATGCAGCAGGCACAGGTTGCCTGATGATTCACAGAAGCGTGTTAGAAAAGATGCGCGAAGTTGCAGACCCAAATCAAGGCAAAGATTGGTGTTGGTTTTGGGATGGGCCTGTCAACGGAGAATGGATTGGTGAGGATTTACTTTTCTCGCGCAGAATCAAATCACTTGGCTATCCAATCCATGTGAACACTTCAGTAATACTTCCGCACCAAAAGTCATTTTGGTTAGATGAAAGTCATCACGAAGCATGGAAAGACTAAAGAAACTTCTTCGCAGAAAGCCGAAAGAAACGGCAACTGCGGAGCCACAATTAGAACGAGCAATCCTGCCGAAAGCAGAAAAGAGGATAAAGCGTGGCGATCACTAACGGTTACTCCACACTTGCCGAGTTGAAGGCAGCATTGACAATCAGCGATTCAACAGATGATGCAGCTCTTGAAGCAGCCATCAATGCAGTAAGTCGAATGATTGACGACTACACAGGGCGATTCTTTTATCCTGACGGAACATCTCAATCACCTGTTGCCCGGTATTACACCGCCCTTGATCCGTGGACAATGAATGTTGATGACATCGTGACAATCACACAGATTGCAACTGATGACAATTTCAATCAGCTTTGGGATACCGTGTGGGCAACAAGTGATTACATGGTTGAACCCATCAACAATCCACGAAGAGGGTGGCCGTTCACAAGAATCCTTGCAATCGGGCGTTATGTATGGCCTTACTACTTACCACAGGCTTGCAAAATCACAGGTGTGTGGGGTTGGAGCGCTGTGCCTTATGAGGTGCAATCAGCTTGCTTGATTCAATCGTCACGCATCTTTGTTCGCCGACAATCACCATTTGGCATTGCAGGAACACCTGAACTTGGAACTGTCAGACTTACTTCACGCCTTGATCCTGATGTTGAAGCCTTACTTCGACCTTTACGCAAGAACAATGGGTTGGCTAAGTAATGAACCCAAGTCAAGTTCGAGATGGTCTCAAAACACGATTGCAAACAATTACAGGCTTACGAGCCTATGATTTGATTCCTGACACAGTAGTTCCGCCTTGTGCGGTAGTAGGACAATTAGATTTCACATTCGACATTGACAATGCTCGCGGTCTTGACCAAGCGCAGGTTGATGTCCTTGTGATTGTGCAACGCTTTTCAGAGCGTGCTGGACAAGACAAACTTGATGCATACCTTGCTGGTACAGGCGCAAGTTCTATCAAAACAGCAATTGAAGGTGATCGCACTCTTGGGGGAACAGTAAATACTTTGCGAGTTACAGGTGCCGAAGCAGGTACTTATGATTCACAAGGAGTCACATTTCTTTCCTATCGTTACAGAATCACGATTTGGGGATAAGGAGAATCAAATGGCATACACCGTCATCTCAGATCGAGAGGTCTGTGGCAAAAAGAAGGGTGAGTCAATCACCGACAAAGAACTTGTTGATGCAGGGGTAAGCGCACAAGCACTCATTTCTGCAAACCACATCAAGGCAAGCAATGCAGTATCACCATCCATCAAACCAGCAACAGAAGGAGTGACCAACTAATGGCACGCATCGTTCTTACAAACGCCTTCATCTCTGTTGGTGGAGTGGACTTGAGCGATTTAGTCAGCTCAGTCTCACTCTCATCAACATTTGATGTCGTAGAAACAACAGCATTTTCATCATCATCAACAAAGACTCGCGTGGCAGGTCTTGCAGACAATTCAATCACTCTTGAATTTCATCAGGATTATGCAACAAACGAAGTTGAACAAACAATTTATCCATTACTTGGAACAGTTGCAACAGTAATTGTGAAGCCAAATGGATCATCAACAAGCGCATTCAATCCTTCATATACCTGCTCGGCAGTTGTATCAGAATGGACTCCACTTAACGGAGCCGTTGGCGAACTAGCCACAGCAAGTGTTTCCTGGCCTGTAACAGGTGCCATCACTAAGGCGGTTGCATAATGGCTAGAATCGTTCTGACAAATTGCTATGTTATTTTCGGAACAACCGACTTGAGCGATCACATTAGTTCAGTCTCATTGAGTTCAACTTTTGACATCGTTGAGACCACAGCGTTCGGACAAACTTCAAAGACTCGTGTTGCAGGTCTTGCAGATAACTCAGTCACTCTTGAATTTCATCAGGATTATGCAACTTCAAGTGTGGAGCAAACAATTTATCCAACGCTTGGAACAGCCGTTACAATTGCAGTCAAACCTGCCAATGCAACAACAACTGCTATAAATCCGCAATACAGTTTTTCTGCGGTTGTGTCAGAATGGACTCCGTTGAACGGTGCTGTTGGCGAGTTAGCAACGGCAAGTGTGTCCTGGCCTATCAGCGGCGCAATTACAAAGACAACATCATAAAAAACTAAGGGGGAAGCAAAATGGATGGATTATTCATAAGAGTAAAAACAAACGATGGAACAGATGGTACATATTCATTACGACCAAGAATCATCGTTGACTTTGAACAAAAGTATGGAAAAGGACTTGCAAAGTTAATTGGGGAAGAACAAAAGCTAGAGCATATCTACTATTTGGGTTGGCTCGCGCTTAGAGCAAACGGTAAAGTTGTGAAACCCTTTGGGCCTGATTTCTTGGATACACTTGAAGCTGTATCTTTGGACACAGACCCAAATTCCGAATCCACAGAGACAGTCTGACCTATTCAATAGCAGCGGTTTCTGTGGAGACAGGCTTATCTCCAACTGATTTGCTTGATGCTCCCGATGGCATACTTGAAGCAATAGTCATATACATGAAAGAACGAGCGAAGGCGCGAAGCAAGTAATGGCGGAAATCAATTACAAAGTTGTGATGCAAGGGTTAACCGAAAACATCATCGCTCTTGAACGCTTCGCGCCTGACCTCAAAAGAGAATTGAACAAAGAAATTCGTGGCATTCTTGCACCGATTGTTCTCGAGGCAAAAGGCTACCTTCCAAGCAATGATCAAATCCACCCTTCAGGATGGCAAAAAGGTGGATTCAAAAGATTCAATGGAGTCGGCCCATTAGCGCAAGATCAAACTCGTGGATTCATTGCCTACGATGCCGAACGAGCTAAGGCAGGAATCAAACAAACTGCCGCAACTTCTAAAAAGAACGGCACAGGTTTTCGCAACACTTACGGAGTCATTCAGCGTGACCCAGGTGGAGCAATCTTTGAAACGGCAGGTCGAGGAAGTGCGGCATCACGCTCACGAAGCAAGACAAGCCGTTCACGCAATCCACAGGCTTCACAACACTTTATTGGCGTGATTCAAAGAGAACACGGAGCATTGCCAACTGCTCGTGGCGAGGGTAAAGATAAAGGTCGCGCACTTATTCGTGCAGTTGAGAACAAAAGATACAAAGCATTGCAAGGAATTCGTGAGGCAGTTGACAAAGCCTCTGCAAAAGCACAGGCACGCGTTGATGCCGCAGTCAGTCAGAGAGAGGTGTAAATCATGGCAATTGTTGAGCGGATTATCACCGTCTATAATGACAAAGGTTCCAAGCAAGCCGTCAAAGACCTCAAAGGTCTTGAGAAAAATTTTATCAATGCAGGAAAGAAAATTGGCAAAGCATTTGCAGTTGCAACAGTTGCCGTTGGTGCATTTGCCGTCAAAACAGGTGTTGATGCAGTAAAAGGTGCAATTGAAGATCAAAAATCACAAGCACTTCTTGCCAATGCTTTGCGTAACACCACAGGTGCAACAGATGCGGCGATCAAAGCTACTGAAGAATATATTTCAAAGCAACAAATGCTTGTTGCCGTATCTGACACAGAACTTCGTCAGAGTCTTATTACCCTCACCACCGCAACAGGAGATTTGACACAGGCACAGGCTCTTCAAAATGTTGCTCTTGATACCGCAGCAGGTACTCAAAAAGATTTGCAGACTGTTTCCTTAGCAATTGCAAAGGCATACAATGGCAACATTGGCGCACTCACAAAACTTGGCGTGAGCATTGACAAAACAATTGTCAAAAATAAAGATTTCAAAGGCGCAGTTGATGCTCTAACAAAGGCATACGGTGGGGCTGCAATTACCGCAGCGGATAGTCTTGAAGGCCGTTTGAAGCAATTGGGGCTTGCCTATGACGAAATCCTTGAAACTTTAGGGTACGCCCTTCTTCCGGTAGTTCAAGAATTTGCAAAATATATTGTTGCAGATGTGCTTCCTGCCCTTGAGCAATGGGTCAATACAAACAAGGATGAACTTGCAGCAGGTTTGCAAGATGTCGGCACTACACTTATCACAGTTGGCAAGTTGTTGGCAGGGTTCTTCAAAGTAATTTCTGACAATTTAGGGGCAGTCAAAGCATTTGCCGCAATCTTTATCGGAGCAAAGTTAGCAACAGGCATTTATGGCATTGTCACAGCCATTGGTCTTTTACGATCAGCTTTTATCAAGCAAGCAGCAGCAGCAACCGCCGCAGGTACGGCAACCGCGTTTGCCACAGGCGGTGCTTCGGCAATCGCAGCAGCAGCAGCCATTGGCGGTTTTGTTGTTGCAGCAGGTGCAGCATATGTTGCAATCAATAAACTGACAGATGCAACCGATAAGGGTGCAGAATCAACTGTTCAATATAATTCACACTTGGGTGATCTAGCAAGAGTTGCAGAGCAAGTTGCAGCAACTAATGAAAAGAACAGAAAAGTAATTGTAAAGACAAAAACAGACACCAAAGACCTCACCGCTGCTGAAAAGAAAGCCGCTGAAGTTCGTGCTGCAATCAAAAAAGCAGGTCTTGACAAATTTGGCATCAAAAATGTTTCAGATACAGACCCAATTCAGCTTGAAGCAGCACGCCTAAATCTTCTGAAGCAAAATAACCTAGAAGAGCAACGCCGACTTGCAGCAATCATTGAAAACATGAATGCTCAAATGAAGGCTAATCAAGCAGTTGAGCGATATGTTGATTTGCTAGGAGTTGTTGCCGATCAAGTTATTTCAGATCAAGAAGTGATCCTTCTTGCCGGCAAATGGGGAATCAGCAAAGAAGCTGTTGTTGCTTACACCACGGCGATATTTGCAGTCAATGATGCAAAACTTTCCACAGAAGAAATTGACCTGCTTGCAAAGCAATGGGGAATCACCAAGCAACAAGCAGCGATGTACCTTGATTTCTTCAAATACATCAATGATGGAAAACTAGATCAGAGCGAAGTCAACGCTTTGATGGATAAGTGGAAGCTGACTAGCAAAGAAGTTTCAGAGTACGCCGACAAGATTTCAAAGGGCGTAACTCCATCGGATTTGTGGCCAACACCTGGCAATCAGGCAGCAAACTCTTGGCGTGATGCACTTGCAGCTTTGAACGCTTATATGTTGGCAGCAGGAACAAAACTTTCACCTACAATGCCAACAGCGCCAGTAGTGCCATCAACACCTGCACAAATCACGGCAGTTGCCAAGAAACTTGAATCTTTCACAGGATCAGCAGCAAGTGCCTTTGGAACTTTGACGACAGAAGAAAAGGCAGTATTGGGTGGATATAAACCATTTGTCGGCGCACAAACAAGTATCAGCGCCCCAACAATTTCAGCACCATCAACTGTTGGATTAGGCACATCAGGAACAGGCTCACAGTTACCACCTGGAGTGACAATCAACATGACAGTTCAGGGAAGTGTGACAACCGAGAACGACTTGGTTACAAACATTCGGAACGGATTGCTTCAAGGGCAGAATAATGGTCAAGCAATTCTGAAATCTGCGGTGGCAATCTAATGGCTATGCCTACACTTGGCGTTGCAGTTGACTTTGCCAACGGCCCTGCCTTCGGCAATCCACTCATTCTTGGAGATGCTTCAACGCCGCTTGGCGTGGGCATCCTGGCAGATACGGCATCAGATGTTGTTGATGTTTCTGACATTACCCTTCGCGCTTCAATTCGCAGAGGCAGAAACAGAATCCTCAACAAGTTTGAAGCAGGAAGTGCAACGATTGTCCTAGAAGATACCAACGGTGATTGGGTACCAACAAACACCTCATCGCCCTACTATGGCAAACTCGTTCCACTTCGCAAAATTCGCATTTGGGCAGATTACAATTCAGTACGCTATTACCTTTATTCAGGCTACATCACGAGCTATGACACAAACTTTCAAGTCGGTGTTGAATCAGTCTCAAGTGTGACCTTGCAATGCGTGGATGCATTCCGTCTTTTCTCCAATGTTTCGATTTCAACAGTTGCAGGAACTTCGGCAGGGCAGACAACAGGTGAGCGCATGAATAACTTGCTTGATGTTCCTGCCTTTCCAACTTCGCTGCGTGTGATTGATACAGGCGACAGCACGGTCCAGGTAGATCCAGGAAGCGATCGCGATCTGCTTACTGCTTTACAGACAATCGAAAACAGCGAATTCGGCGGTTTCTACATTGACCCTGAAGGCAACGCAACATTCCTTTCACGCGACACCCTGGCTCAAAAGGCAGATCAGACGGCGACAGATTTTGCAGATGATGGCACAGGCATTTCATATCAAACCATTGATTTTGCCTATGACGACACCCTTATCTTTAACGATGTGACGGTCAACCGCGTTGGTGGCATCGCTCAAACTGTTCAGGATACAAGCAGCATTGAAACCTATTTCATCCACTCAGGAAAGCGTGAAGGATTACTCATTGAAACCGATGCTGAGTCTTTAGACCAGGCAACGATGATCCTTCAATCACGCAAAGATGCCATTTTCCGCATTGACTCCATTGGGCTGAATTTGGCAGATGATGCAGAAACGGCTCGCATCCAGGCAGGGTTGGAACTAGACATCTTTGACTTGGTTGACATTACTAAGTCAACTCCAGGGGCAGGAAGTGTCACACTTGAACTATTCGTTCAGGGCGTTCAGCATGACATTACGACCAACACTTGGGGAACAAAATTTTTCACGGCTGAGCCTATAATTCAGGCGTTCATTTTAGATTCAACAACACAAGGAATATTGGATGGCGCAAACTCTGTGCTTTCCTACTGATTAAGGAGCAACAATGGCAAAGCAGACATTCACGACCGGTCAAGTTTTGACCGCAGCGCAAATGACATCGCTGCAACAAACTGCGATGTTAGGCGGAGCTGCAAGCGCAAAGACTGCTTCTTATGTGCTTGTTGCAGCTGATGCCGGTGATGCAATCACAATGAGCAACGCAGGAGCAACCACGATCACCGTAAACACCGGATTATTTGCTGCCGGTGACATTGTCACGATCATCAACATTGGAGCAGGCGCCTGCACGATTACAGCAGGAACGGCAACAGTTACGACTTCAGGATCACTTGTTCTGGCTCAGAATCAAGGCGGCGTTCTTCGCTTTACGAGCGCAAGCGCTGCGATCTTCTTACAGTTCGCAACACCGGCATCAGGAGACATCGAAGGAGTTACAGCTGGCACAGGACTAACAGGTGGCGGAACATCAGGCACCGTGACACTCACTAATGACATGGCAACAACAATGACAACAAAGGGCGACATTGTTGTTGCAACAGGATCAGGCACTTATGTTCGTCAAGCCGTGGGAACAAATAATCAAGTGCTGATGGCAGATTCAGTCCAAGCCGATGGTGTTAAATACGCAAATGAAGCAACAGCGACACTCACAACAACAGGAGACATACTCTATGCTTCTGCTGCAAATACTTTAGCAAGAAGAGCAATCGGAACAACCGGACAAGTTCTTACCGTTAGCGGTGGATTGCCAACATGGTCTACGATCTCCGCCGGCGGTATGACTGTAATAGCAAGCGGAAATTTAACTGGAACAAGCATAACAATTTCATCAATTCCGCAAACATATAATAATTTGCAGTTGGTGTTAAGAGGCTTGCAACCAACAAGTTCAAATCAAAATGCACGATTACGATTTAATAGCGATACAAGTACAAATTATTTCAAGACAACATCAAATGGAATAAATTTACAATCTTGGAACGCTACCCTCATTGAATTAGGAAATTCACAAGATAATACAGCAGGACAATCTTTCTTAGTGACTGATTTATATGATTATGCTAATACATCAAGTTGGAAAGCAACAAGCACAATTGCAATTCAAAATCGTGCAACCTCTCCAACAAATTTTGACATTGCCCGTGAACTTGGATTTTGGTATGCCAGTAATGGCGCATCTGCAATTACCGATATTTTAATTTTTACACAAGGTGGTGGCTTTACAGCAGGAACATACACACTATATGGAGTTAAATAATGATAAAAATACATAACGCAACTACTGGCGAGATTACCGAGCGAGAGATGACGGCCGAGGAATTGGCACAAAGTGAAGCCGATAATCTTTCTCATGCAAAATGGCAAAAGGCGGTAGAGGACAAAGAAGCAGCCAAGCAAGCGGTACTGGATAAACTCGGTCTCACCGCCGATGAGGTTGCAGCCCTTCTAGGCTAAACCCCACCGATCAAGGAGCAACAATTGCGCACATCACAAGTGACGGTGACAACCTCACCCACAAAGATCGTTGCAACCGGCAACATTTTCAGAGAAGTTCACATTCACAATGAATCAGGCAACATTTGGATCGGTGGCGATAACACCGTCAGCACATCCAACGGTGCCAAGGTTGACAATAATTCTCATGATGTGATGCATCTTCCTGCGACAACAGAGGTGTGGGCAGTTACTAACACAGGAACCGCGCTTGTTTATATTTTGGAAGTGAACCAATGACAGCTCAAGACTGGGCAGCACTCACAGTTTCTCTTTTGACAATTGGTGGAGCATTCCTTGCCGTGACTCGATGGCTCGTCAAGCATTACCTGAATGAACTCAAGCCTAATGGCGGTTCAAGCATGAAGGATTCAGTTGCACGCTTGGAGCGACAGGTTGAAGAAATCTATCGCATCCTTCTTTCAAACAGTAAATAGGGGAGAACAATGTCAGCACAATTAAAAGCATTTCTTGATGTGGCACGAGGCGAAGAAGGTTTTATTGAAGGCCCTGCTGAAAATCAAACTCACTATCAAAAGGCAAACCAACCCTGGTGCGGAGCCTTCGTCAACTT